ATGCGAGGTGAGAAATATTCGGAAATGACCGATAATGAAATCATCCAGTGTATTCGGCAAAAGGAACATGAAGCTATGGAATTCCTTTTGGAAAAGTATAAGCATATGGTTCGGAAAAAGGCCAATACATTATTTTTAATCGGTGGGGACAAGGATGATTTAATACAAGAAGGGATGATAGGCTTGTATAAAGCGATTCGTGATTATAATGTAACACGGAATACAAACTTTTATTCATTTGCGGAATTGTGTATTTCCCGTCAGATCTATACGGCCATAAAACTGTCAAACAGAAAGAAAAACAAACCATTAAACGATTACGTTTCGTTTGATACGCCTTTATTTGGAGAAAATGAAGGAGACAAGATTCCATTGCTGGATATCTTTTTTGCAAATAATCGAAATCCAGAAGAATTAGTGATTGACAAAGAGAGTACAAGTATGTTACAATATGAACTCGAAAGGCGATTGAGTTCATTTGAACAAAATGTTTTCGCTTTGTTTTCTATGGGAATGGATTATAAAGAGATTGCAAAAAAACTGGATCGCCAGCCAAAGTCAATTGATAATGCCATACAGCGGATTAAGTCAAAGCTGATAGAGGTATTGGAAAATAATAAATAGCTGCTGCTATAGCTCAGTTGGTAGAGCGTCGCATTGGTAATGCGGAGGTCACGGGTTCAACTCCCGTTAGTAGCTGTCTAAAACCCTTGTATTTGCAAGGGTTTTATTTTTTGTGTTGTATTTTATGTTGCATTTTTTCAAAATGGCTGTTCGTATCCATAACGAATTGTTTATTATAATCATCCATCACATTCCTATATACCTGTTTTAACACTTTGTCATTAGACCAGCCACCTCTAGCCATGATGTACTGATCTGGTATTCCAAGTGCGTGCATGATGCTGGCAGAGTAATGACGTAAATCATGGAATCGGAAATGTCCTATCTTTAGTTTCTTCAGCATTCTGCCAAAGCGATTTGTTATGTTGTCTGCACTTATTGTAACAACCTTGTCTTGGCAATCCTTTATTTCATCCATAACGAAACTTGGTATTTGTATATACCTGTCACTACTTTTTGTTTTAGTTGTATTCTTATCTACAAATACTTTATCCTTATTTATCACACGTACACGGTGTACATGTATTGTGTTGTTATGCACATCCAGGTCATTCGCAGATAATCCGACGATCTCAGAACGTCTGAGTGTTGCGAATGCAGCAAGATATACGGCTTTTAATAATTCCATGTCATTTTCTTTTAAGTATTCTATTATACGCTGTATTTCTTCATCGTTTGGAATGTGGTAAGTTACACTTTCAGCCGCTGGCAATGTAACAGTTACCTTTTTGCAGTCAAAAAAATTCATGATGCTTACCACCAAACCATGAGCATTTGATACTGTTTTCGGTGCATGTGTCTTTGATAGTTCGTTTACCCAGCTTTGTAATAACTGTGTATTTATATCTGATAACAGAACATTATCCAGTTCATTATAATAGCTCTTCATTTGCACGTACCCTCTTATAGTACTTGGTGATAGTACATTGCTCTTTGAATCTATATAAGTTTCAAATGCTACTTTAAATGTTGGCATCACTTTTTTTCCTGATGACTTCTTTTTATTCATTGCAAATTCAGCGGCTAGATATTCGCTTTCTTTCTTTGTATCTGCTGTAAAGCTTTCATATTTTCTTTTGCCGTTTCCATCAGTATGGCTATAAACCAAAGTTCGCCATTGACCAGACGGTAATTTTTTTGCCTTTGCCATTGTCATCATCCTTTCATGTCTATCCTATATACTATATAGTATATAGGATAGACGAAAAATAAAAACATATCAAGAAAAAATAATACAAAAAAGTATATCGGCATGTTAAAAATAATAGTAGTTGTAAAATAGCACAATAAATATATGCAAAAATCACAAAAATAATATAAATACTATATAAGATATTACAAATGTGCTATATTAAATATAGAAAAATAAACTCAATAGAAGGGAAATTACATGGTAAACGTATTACTAATATTAGCATTTGTAGCCGAACCGTTGCTATGGTATCAATCAGCAAAGTCAAAATTCTATGTAAAAAGTAAAAAAGCAATACAGTTATTTATGCTAATTGATTTAGTTGATTCTCTCTTAAATCAATACACAAAACTGGCAAACTGCACTATTTTGCAAACGTTTCATTCATTAGTTTTCTTTACTTACATAACTGTATTTATATGTTATGCGTTTGAAGGAAGCATAAAAAGTAAACTAAAACATACAGGAACAATGTTTTTAGTTTATCTTGCAAGCGATATTATTGCTATGCTTATCTTATCTATATTTGCAACTGTAGAACAGATATCAGGGAATGGCATTTTGAATGCTGCAGGGATGTTATTGTCTAAGATAGTTATGTTTTGTCTTATACAAATCATTATAAAAAGAAGTGTCTCTATTAGTTCAGAAATGATCCCTTTTGCATTTTTGATGATTGCAATGGAAATTCCGCTTGTTGTGATGTTCAAATCATCATGTAGCGGAAGTATTGTCAATATTGTAATGTGTACTATAATCCAGATGACTGTTGTTGCAATGATATGCTATGTCCAGCAATTATTGTGCGCAAAAAATACTATATTTGCTAATTTTAAGAAAAAAGAAGCTGAACTTGAAAAGAAAACAATAAAGTTGCATATGCTTACAGAAGAGTTAAAAGAACTCAAGCTAAAAGAAACCAATACGCAAGAGAAGACAGAAAAGAATTCCAGCATGCTGGAATTTACTGAAAACAGGAAGAAAATATATATTAACAGAGATAGTATTTTATATGTTGAGCGTTATGCTAGAAAAATTATTATAATAGAGCAGGATGGTCAGAAACACGAAATTAATTCTTCTATTGCCAAAATGTTTGAGTTATTAGGCGAACAACAGTTCAAAAAAATAAATCAAGGCATACTTGTTAATCGCAAATATATTATCAACGTTGACAAGGACTGTGTGAAGTTGAAAAATGGCACAGTTTTATATGCATCTAAAAAGATGATGAAAGAAGGTGAATTATGAAGCTCATTGCAAAAGCAGCTTATGAGGTTGCAAAGAAAGAAGCTAACCAGGGGTGTGGTTTTTTCTTCTATCAGAAGAAACTGCCAGGTAAGGTTGCAGCTCTTAGGAAATTCTAATTTGATATTCGGTGACAAAAATAAAAAAGCGTTTGATTCCTGTATTTACAATGGTTTCAAGCGTTTTTTTACTGTTGGTGACAAAAGTGACAACAAAAATAATAGGGTTTATATCTATCAGAGTAAAAAATGGAATATTCGTAATTTTTTTTACTCGCGTAATGGTATATATACTCTTAAAAAACTGTCACTTTGTCACCGAAACGCTGTAAGCCTTATCAGACAAGGGATACAGCGATTTTGAAAATTGTCACCTTACTGTCATTAGCTGTCACCTGAATAGAAAAATTGTCACTTTAATAAATATAACTTATAAATATATATAATAATATAAATATATCTTATATAAAAATATGGATTTTGCTTTTTCGCGTGTGCATGTCTAGTTTGTAGATTACTATTTTTGTAACTGAATCTGCAAAGATAAACTTGCACATTACTTATTTTTACAATAAATCTGCAAGGATGAGTTTGCAGATTGTGAGAACAGATACAAGATCTGCAAACATGCGACGGAATGAGCAAAGTCTATTGTATTAGCAAGGTTGCTTTTGTATAATGCAATTAACAATTAACCCCTGCTGATAGAAGGAGTGATGCCTTTTGACAGATATTGAAAAAAGAGAAAAAATATCCAGTTGGTTGAAAGAACTTAATACGGAAAAATTAGATATAGTGTATAGAATAATCAAAAAAGCGAGTGGAAACTAATCCTCTCGCTTTTCCTTTTCTTCTTGAACTTCCTCAAATGCTTTCATCATCTGAATGAAAAATTCATCTGGAAGCTTTGCCATTGCTCTGAAAAATTCTTTTTTCTTTGGTTCGCAATCATCAGAAAACAATTCGCCGACGAAATCGGCAAGCTCTTGGTCGGGGGTTAATGTTTTGAACATCTCACCTTTTCCTTCTCTTAACCAGTCTTCATTTACATTAAACTCTTTACAAATATTGTTGATTACAGATGATGAAGGATTTCTTCTGCCAAGTTCATAATTTGCTAGTGTGTTTTGCGTTGAACCAATTCTCTGTGCAAATTTGGTTTGAGTTAAGTCAAGAACTTTACGTAATGATTTTATTCTTTCATTCAAGCTATCACTCCAATCTTTTTGTATGAATAAATTCTATAACATAAAAACGTCATTGTCAACAAAAAACGTCAATGAGATAAAAATATATTGACAAATATCTCTTAGAGATTTATAATAACGTCATAGTCACAGCTAAAGGAGGAAATTTAATGGAAAAATATTTGAAAGCATTAAAAGGAATTTCTCTAGGAGAATGGAGGAAGGTAGAAAAAATAATGAATGTGAATTTTGATGCAGCAAGAGAAGAGATGGAAAATAATTTCCACCTCAAAGAAATTGATCCAAACCAAAAAGACAAAAGTTTATGTAACTTAGGTCGTTAGCGATATTCCTGATTGAACTGTCCAAGAAATTGCTGGTATAAATCATGATAGATGTCAAATGCGTTTCCACCAACAATTTCTTTGTCACGATAATTTTTATCGTAGATTATAGGAATCATTGCAATGGTTAAATCATGAGCACGTTTTTCGTTATCAGTCATTTGTATTCTCCTTTTGTAAGTATTCCGTCTTGTACACGGTAATTAACATTATATAGGAGAAAGAGAAAATTAACAACAGGAGGTAGCATGGAGCAGATAAAAGTGTTTGAAAATTCAGAGTTCGGACAAGTTCGGACAGTTTCAGTTAATAACGAACCTTGGTTTGTATTAACTGATGTATGTACAGCATTGGAATTGAAAAATGTCTCAATGGTAAAGGAGAGATTAGACGAAGATGAACGGTCTAAATTTAACTTAGGTCGTCAAGGGCAAGTAAACATCGTGAATGAGAGTGGACTATATGCAGTTATTCTCAGAAGCGACAAACCGTCAGCTAAGAAGTTTCGTAAATGGATTACTTCTGATGTACTTCCATCAATCAGAAAGACAGGAAAATATGAAACTGTCAAGCTGACAGATGAACATGTCAAGGCATTGGAATACATAATGAAGTCAACGAAAGAACAATTACCTTTTGTATCTAGCATATTACAAGATGCAGGGTTCAATATGGGGACAAGCAATGCTGAATCTTATGAGGACAAGTTTATTAAGTCTCTGGATGTAGTTGGAAGAATTACAGATGATGTGTATGAGGAATATACAACTAAATTCGGTGCTGATTCGTTAAGTAAGACGTTGTTTAGTAGAAAGGTAAACCTTTTACATGGGACAAGCACAAAGACTAAGAAAGTAGGAGCAGTTACAAAACGTACATATGAGTTGAATATTAAGGAGGTGTGATACAATGCCAAAAAAAATTGATACGGCAGAAAAAATCGAGTTTCTTCTGAGAGCAGCGAAGATTTGGGACATGCTTTCAGAGAGGGAAAAAGGACGGCTGGAAGGTCAGCTATATGTCTATGAAGTATCCCAACCACAAACAGCATGATCGGAGGGTAAAAAATGCCAAAGATTAAATTATCTGAGCAGGAAGAAAAAGACAGAAGAGCAAGAGCTTGTATTGCAAAAAACATGGAGTTAAACGGATTGAATGATGAATCAGTAGCAATAAAGCTTCATGTTACAAAACGTACTTTTCAAAACAAGAAAAAGCGACCAGGGACATTTACTCTTGCTGAATTAAGAAAATTATCAGAGGTATTTAAATTATCAGATGAAGATAAATTGCAGTTGATTTAAAGTAACAGAGCTAAAACAGAAAACGGGAGGTTCAATTATGAATAAGTATTGTGTCGCTAGTGTGCATGTAGATTCAGAAAAAGCGAGTGTTAGCTATTATGCGTATTTAAATAATAGCTATGGATTACACAAAGTAGACAGTTGGAAAGATGATGCCGTATGCTGGTATGACACTGAAAAAGAAGCAATGCAAAATCGAATTAATCATGAAGATTGCGTGTTAAGATTTAACACAGATTACATACCTAAATTTAGCAAAGTTGAAGTTAAATAATTTGGGATAGGACAGATAGAAAGTGTGATTGTAACAAATGCGAGCTTAAAAACTCATGCGAGGTTGCTTTTAAATATCAAAGACTTGATCGAAAAGGTGCACTTGGATTATGTAAGAAGTTATAAAAAAGTGGGTGTGCTGGAACACGAACCCACAAAGATAATATTTCAAGCACATTGTACCATGTCTGATGGAATTGTGCAAGATAGGAGTGATTGAATGAAAAGGACTGCAATTGCAGTAAAAGATATCAAAGAAGGGCAGATTATTAGCTTTGATAGAAAAACAAAGTCTGTAATGCCTTATACATATGGCACTGTGGTAAAGATTACTGAAAATACAATTTACTTTAAAAGAGGTTCTAGTGAGTTCGGAATAAGAAAGAATTGAACTGTAAAGTTTGCAAGAAATAGGAGGTCGTTATGGGATTAATTGAATTTTGTAAAAGGGCAACTCAGAGAAAAAGTAGAAAGATTATAACAAAACGTAAAGTTGAAGAGTTCCGCGGATGCGGAAAAGAATGCACAGCTGAACAGCTGATTGAAGCGTTCCACCAGCAACCAGTTATTTCGAGCTTGGGTGAAGTACTTAGCCTTGACCTGCTTCTAACTGCAAAAGGGAACAAGTTCAAATTTGAACTGTTACATAAAGATTTTGAAGCTGCAGCTTATATTTTAAGCAAGGTGTATTCAGCTCCTGATTCATTCAGATTCTACAAGAAGTGGTTACTAGTTTCTGGAACAGTGATATCATGCAATGACATTGACAGAATTGTTCGAAATCGAATAAAGCAGTCTGAAACTGTTACTTCGATAGTGAAGAAAGCTATTGAAGTAGTAAAAGAAAACTGGATTGTTGATAAATTTCCTAATAGAACTGGTGAATGTTTTGAAACAACAATGTATGCTACTTCAGATACAGAGTTTCAAGAGCCGTACGTTCACACATGCGAGTATCTAGGAGATGGCAAATGGGATTCACCATCAGGTTTTTATGTTGCGGCGTGGAAGATTGTTGAACCTTATGTTCCAGGTGATGTAAATAGTTTTAATGTTCGTTAAAGAGGGGGAAAAATATAATGTCGGAAATATTAGAATTACAAGTATCATACCAAGCAGGTGTGATTACAGGAAATTTTGAAGATGTTAAAGCGTCAATTGAAGCTAAGATTTCTGATTACACTAATGTTGTGTATACATCAGATACAGTAAAAGATGCAAAGAAAGATATTGCGGACCTAAGAAAAATGAGAAAAGTCATTGATGATAAGCGTAAGGAAATCAAAAGAACTTGGGATGATCCTTACAAAGCATTTGAAAAAATGGCTAAGGAACTTATTGCAATAATTGATGAACCTATTGAACAGATTAATTCACAGCTTGAAGAATTTGAGAATCTGCGAAAAAAGGAAAAGAGAGAGCAAATTAAAGCAGAGTATGAGAAGAGATTTGATTCCGAACTGGCTGAATATTGTCAGCTAGAATCAATATGGGATGAAAAATGGTTGAATTCAACAACTACTATGAAATCAATCAAGGATACTATGGATGCTAAAAAGTCAGCTGTTGAGGAAAGCATTGCAACTATTAAAGACTGTGGAGAAGAAACAGAAGACAAGGCGTTGAAAATGTTTAAGGCAGGGAAGAGCTTACAGGAAGTTCTTGCATGGATTAACCAGTATAGAGTGCAAAAAGAAGAAATTTTTAAAAAGCAACGAGAGGAAGAGCAGGAACGTCAAAGAAAAGCAGAAGAGGAAAGAATCAGAAAAGAGGAACAGGAACGTCAAGCCAAGGCAGAAGCAGAGAGAAAAGAAGCAGAAGCCAAGGAAAGCAATGAGAATATGGCACGCGAATTGGTGCAGGAGCAGTCAAAGCAAGAAACCTCGTTTGGTGGATTCAGTCAACAGCAACAGGAACATAAAGAACCGGTTCAAACTGGATTCTCACAGGAGCAGTCTGGCTTTGGTGGATTTGAACAAAGTGCGGATCCAAATGCAAGTAATAATTTTGTTGGATTTGAACAACAAGTGCAAGATACACCACCAGTTCATGGTGTTGAAGGATTTTCGCAAGAATCGCCATCAACAGGGTTTGATACACCACCAGTTCAAGGGTTTGGTGTAAAACAGGAAGAGCATAGACAGGTTGTGTTTACTGTTAGAGTTGCTAACGAAATGGCGAATCATTTTGAGGGTTTAATTACTCAATGGGGTTACACTGATTTTGACAGGAGGTAACCATGTACATTCCTGCAGGGCATCCAGATGAAATAAAAATGGATATTGCTGAGATTATTAAAGTAGTAGTTGATAACGAATCAAATATAGAAGAAAAGAAAGGAAATGATGAAAAAATGGCAGAATCAAGAGTAATTGGAGTACATAAAAAGTTAGCAGAAGTTCAGAGAAGATTGGTAGCACCAAAGAACCAGTACAATTCTTTTGGAAAATACAAATACCGCTCATGTGAGGACATATTGGAAGGTGTTAAACCTCTTCTTTCAGAGGTTGGAGCAACATTGATTATCACGGATGAAATTGTTCCATGTGGGGATAAAAGAGTTTATGTTAAAGCGACTGCAACATTTACTGATGTTGAAACGCAAGAAAAGATTTCTAATTCGTCTTTTGCAAGAGAGGAAGAGTCTAAGAAGGGTATGGATGCAAGCCAAGTAACAGGTGCTACAAGTTCTTATGCACGAAAGTACGCACTCAATGGGTTGTTCTGTATTGATGATAATAAAGATCCTGATACTGAAGAGTTTAAGAACCAGCAAAATCAACAACAAGTTTACGAAACTGTTCCAAATAACCAATTTGGTCAGCAATATCAGCAACAGCAAGTTCAACAGAATAGACCTCAACAGCAATCTTCTCAGCAGCAACCAGCACAGCAGAATCCTAATCAATCTAACAAGTACATGGTAGAAACAGTAAGAAAATTGTGTAAAGCATTGAATGTACAAGAGGGGCAAGTATTAGGATTTGTCGCTACAAAGAATCTTGAAACGATGACGGTTCAAGAGTTTGACCATATCATGCAGTGCTTTAAGGCAACTCCTGGATATTCAGAAGGCTTGCTTCAACAATAAGGAGGTTCTTTAATGAATAAAGTTAGTTTAGTAGGAAGATTAACAAGAGATCCAGATATAAGATATTCTCAAGAATCATCAATGTGTGTTGCTTCATTTTCGGTAGCAGTTGATAGAAGATTTAAGCGTCAAGGAGAACAAGAAGCTGATTTTATTAGCTGCAAAGCATTTGGAAAAACAGCAGAGTTTATTCAGAACTATTTTTTTAAAGGTATGAAGATAGGTCTTACTGGTCGGATACAAACAGGAAGTTACACAAACCGTGAAGGACAAAAAGTCTACACAACTGATGTTGTCGCAGAGGAAGTAGAATTTGTTGAAAGCAAGAACAATCAGAACCAAGGACAGCAAGGTGGATATCAGCAACCTGCAGGTGGTTTCAATCCTCAAAATGCGAATGGTCCATCTGGATTCGCCGCAGGTGATGGATTCATGAATATTCCTGATGGAATTGATGAAGAGTTACCCTTTAATTAAAGCACCATTAAAATGTTCAAGATGCGGGAGAAGAATGATGCCTGATTCAACATTTGTTGAAAATGGCATCGAATACATCGACAATTTCAGATGTGAATTTTGCTTACATCTTGAAATTACAGATGGTAGCATTAGATTGAAAGATTATAAATTTTAAAGGTGGTCAAAGTGGAAAAGTTTTTTATCTTTGCAAAAGATGGTGTATTTTATACAGAGTATATGAAATACAAAGAAGATTTGAAAGCAAACCGAATTGTCTTCAATAATCTTCGTGAAAAATTCGGAATTGAAGCTACAGAGTATCTACCAAGGAAAGAATATTTGTTTATAGTTCCAACTTTGAAGGATGAAGATAAATTTAATGAACAGTTTACAGCTGAAAGACATGATAATGGATTGAGAAAATTCAGAAGATATTCAGAAGTAGGTAAGGCATGGGTTCGGCTTGTACGTGATACTAAAGTACCTCAAAAACCAAATTTATTTCGTTATATAAACGGATGTGGTTGTTGGAGAGAGAGAATTTTTGAAATAGGTGATATCTTATATTGCTCTATACATACAGACTATGCAGACATAAAGCTTGATAATGATGTTGTTGAAATGAAAGCTAGTGAATTTTATAAATTGATTGAGGATAATCAAGATGGACATTCAAGTTGATAGCAGAGAGAAATCAAAAGCTATACATAAAATTCTATCAGAGTTTGATAATCAAGGTGTTAGATGGTATGTGTCAAAACTGCCTTGGGGGGACTACATGAACTTGGACAACCCAAGGCTGATAATTGACAGAAAGCAGAACTTGACTGAACTAACAAATAACGTAATACAAGACCACAAGCGGTTTGTATCTGAGCTTGAAAAAGCTAAGGAACACGGCGTAAAACTTATCATTCTGGTGGAACATGGTGGAATGATAAAGTCATTGGATGATGTTATTTGGTGGAAGAATCCTCGCTCAGAGAAGCGTGTTAAGGGCGAGGATGGAAAGTGGCATACAGAACTAGTTGTCTACAAAAGAGAAATAGTGGACAAGCGTACAAATAATAAATATACAAGAGAGTTCCACCCAACAACTGGATTAGAACTGTATAAAATACTAGTCACAATGCAGGAAAAGTATGATGTTTCTTTTCAGTTTTGCGATAAAAGGCAGACTGGAAAGAGAATAATTGATATTTTAAATAATTACAAGGTGGTGTAAATATGAAAGACGAGTTTAAAAAAATTGCAAAATCAATTGAAAAATTAGCGAAGAAATATAATTTAGATTATGTTTCTTGCGATTTACTCGATAACTCTATAAACGTTATTGGATTTGATAATAGTAACAAAAAAGTTGATCTTTTTAAAAAGATCGGCGAAAAGGAGTATACAGACATGCTTGAGTTAGTCTTAATTAAGAACGAATTAAAAGGAAACGGTTCGGAATACTTAGACCCCGATTTGGAACAATGACAAGCGAAGATCTTAAGATTCTGCACCCAATGAAAGAGGTTGTGGAGTCTTACGGAATCAAAATCAATCGGAGTGGGTTTTGTATGTGCCCATTCCATCATGATAATAAGTCGGCCAGTATGAAAATTTATAAAGATAATTTCCACTGCTTCGGATGTGGAGCGGATGGAGATATCTTTACATTCGTAATGCTGATGGACAATTTGACTTTCAAGGAAGCTTTCAAGTCTCTTGGCGGATGTTATACTCACTCATTTTCAGAAATGCGAGAAATTGAGAAAATTAAGCGTAAAAGAGCAAAGACAGCAGAATTGAGAACTGATTTAAAGTTTAGAATAACTCTCTGCCAGAAACTTATTGATATATACAGAATGCAAACTTTAAAATATCCACCATTTTCAGATGAATGGTGTCTTCATATGAATGCTTTGCAATATCAAATCGCAGAGCTTGAATATCTAACAGATATGAGGTGAGAACAATTAACGTAGAAACTTTAGATTCTGTCAGCATTCTTGCTGATGAAATATTTTGCGAAATAATGGATGAAAAGGACGAGATAGACCGTTCAAGGTTGGAATTAGAATGTATGTCTCGTGCCAGGGAGCTTGGAAAGCTGACAGAATTTAAGAAACTTCTATCAGCATACAAAAAAAAGGAAAAGGAATACTTAAAGGCTGAAAGTGAAAAGAAAATCGGAAATGATTCATTTGAACATTATACAGACTTTAGCATTCCTGAAGATGCTGGATTCGATAATCTGTTCTGTGGTACATGGATTGCAACAGACCACGGGATACAAACATATGGATTCATGGGGCAACCTATTCTTGCTTGCTATCACCCAATATTGCCTGTAAAGCGTATGGAGAACGCTGAGACTGGAAAAGAAAAAATAGAGCTTGCTTTTCGGAAAGGTTTCAAGTGGAAAAAGATAGTTGTCGAGAAAAATCAGATAGCAAGTTCGAGCAAGATAGTATCTCTGTCTGATTACGGAATAAGCGTAACATCGGAAAATGCGAAAGCATTAGTAAGGTATCTGGCAGATATAGAGAATCTTAATGTAAACATGATCCCTGTTCAGATATCAACATCTAAATTGGGTTGGATAAATGGGCAGTTTATGCCTTATGGTTCAGACATAATTTTTGATAACGAATCAAAGTTTAAGACTGCTTTTGATTCGATTAATCCAAGTGGAAGCCGTGAAATGTGGTATAAGACGGCTAAGAAAATTCGTTCCTCTGGTAGATTTGAGCCTAACATAATGCTAATAGCATCTTTTGCAAGCGTATTGATAGAGGGATTAAATGCTTTGCCTTTTATTTTAAATTTATGGGGAGACAGTGGGCGCGGAAAAACAGTTGCTTTAATGTTTGCTACATCAGTATGGGCAACCCCTAAGGACAACGATTACATAACAAGCCCAAAAAGCACGGTAACAGCGCTTGAATTAAGGCTCGATTTTCTGAATAACTTGCCTATGATGATAGATGATATGGCACAAATAGCATCGAAATTTGGTAATGATTATACTGAGCTGGTTTACATGCTTTGTAGTGGTGCTGGTAAGGACAGGGCGAATGCAACATTAGGATTAAACAAGTCTACCAGTTGGCGGAACGTAATTATAACTAACGCTGAACATAGTCTTATTACAGAAACAATGCAGGGCGGGGCAGTAAACCGTGTAATCGACGTTGAAGCGGATGAAGGAAATTTTTTTAAAAGCGGAAACGAGGTTGCAACATCTGTAAAGCAGAACTATGGATGGGCTGGGTTTGATTTCATACAGGTTTTGCAGTCAATTGGCACTGATAGAATAAAAAAAATTCAGAATGACTTTAAGGACAAGCTTAACAATGCTGCTCATGGACAAGGTGTTGAAAAGGAAGAGAAGCAGGTTCTTCCGATGTCTATTCTTCTTACGACAGATAAGATTGTTACAGACTATCTGTTTAAAGATGAAATGTATCTTGATTTTGACAGATGCTTAAGCATTCTTAAGAACAAAGGAGAGGTTTCAGAGAACCAGCGAGCGTATGATTTCATCATGTCAGAGGTTGAAATCAACGTAAACAGGTTCAATCCTGACCAGTACGGCGATTACCACGGGGAATGTTGGGGATGCATAGATGCAGGTTATGCAGTTATCATCAACAATATATTCTCAAGGATGGCTGAGAAAGGGAACTTTAACAAGAAGAGTTTCCTTAACTGGGCAGAGAAACAAGGTCTACTTCTTACTAGTGGAAGTAGCCAAACAAAAACTAAAAAAATGAAAAATGGTTCGGCGCCAAGGTGTGTGTTCTTGAAGCTGGATCATGGAAGCGAGTACGAATCCATCAAGGACCTTCTTGATGAATCAGATGTACCGTTTCCAGTAGAATAGGAAGTGAAAAAAGTGGAAGCAAACAAAGTAATTGAAAGCTTTAAAAATGCATGGAGAGCAATGGTAAAATTCTACCATGAAAATCCAGATGAAAATATGCGGTGTGCTTTGAATTTACTATCAAAAATTATTGGAAAAGTTGAAACAGAAGTTAATAAAGAAGCAAGAAGCAAAAATGAAATTAAGCAATTTACTATTGATGATTGGATTAAGATGCTTGAAGAAATGAGAGGGTGAAAATATGGGAATTGGTGATGGAGTAAACACATACTCGGATAGTATGCTTCTGAATATGAAAAAATCTGAACTGATAGAGATTATCAGATGCCTTGAAAAGAATTGTTGTACTCATTTAGAGACTATTGAGAATCAAACTAATTATCTTAAAAAGCTTACAGGCGGTGACAATTTTCCGTCACTGCAAGAAATCTAGTGTTTGCAAGGCTTACAGAGATTTTTCAAGCCGAGGTGACAAAAGTGACAGCAAAAACAATATACCTATATAAATCATACTAAAAAAATGAATATTTAAAATATTTTTTTACTCGCGTATAGGTATACTCTCAAAAAACTGTCACTTTGTCACCTAAACTATGAAAGCCTTGATATATAAGGCTTACAGCAATTTTGAAAATTGTCACTTAACTGTCACCGATAGTTTAAAAACTGTCACCGACAACTAAAAAAATGTCACTTTTAAACAATATCGCAATATAAAAGGGGTGTAAATTGCAAGAATGAAAAGAAGTAATCCAAAACAGATAGAATGGAGCTTTGAAACTACTAAAAAGATACTTAGTAACTATATAAGCAAAGATTTACAGTCTGAAATGATATGGATGATGCTAATGTCTGATTGCAATTCAGTAGTAGAACGTACTGGAAATGACTTGCTGACTGAAAAGCTTGTTCTTGCAGTTTGCCAGTACCTAGAGGAAGTTGAACGTGCTGAACGTGGAGACAAGCCCGTTCTGATAGAAAAAAAAGTTACTGGTTTTACTCCAGAAACTGAAATTAAAGGATTTAAGGTTGGTGAGTGATGAAAAGTATACTTAGATATCCAGGCAGCAAGTGGAATCTAGCCAATCGAATAGTTGGAATGATTCCACCGCATAAAAGTTACCTGGAACCGTTCTTTGGAAGTGGAGCAGTGCTTTTTACAAAGAAGCGTTCTCACATAGAAACAATTAACGATTTAGATAATGAGATTGTAAATCTATTCAAAGTTATTAGAGAACGGCCAGACGATTTGAAACATGTAATTAAGTTTACACCTTATAGCAGAGAAGAGTACAACAATGCTTTTCTGATAGAAACAGATGATCCGATTGAAAGAGCTAGACTGCTCTTAGTTAAAAGTCTGCAGTCACATGGATTCAGAGTTACGGAAAAGAGTGGGTGGAAAAACGATGTTCAAGGAAGAGAGAAAGCTTACTGTGTAGAACACTTCAATCAGGTACCACAATTGATAGAAGAGGTAACTGCAAGATTAAAGATGGTACAGATTGAAAACATGGATGCGATTGAATTGATTAAGAGGTTTAACTATTCAAACGTATTCATGAATTTAGATCCTCCTTACGTGCTTTCTACAAGAACTAGAAAGCAGTACAGGCATGAAATGTCAGATTCAGATCATGTAAGATTGCTAGAAACAATAGTTGATAGCAAAGCAAAAATTCTAATCAGTGGATATCAACATGATATGTACGATTTTTATCTTAAAGGTTGGAATAAAGTAACATACGATGCTACTGCTGAACATGGGTTAAAACGTAAAGAGGTTATTTGGTATAACTATGATATTTATGAGCAATTAACATTAAATCAATGGATGGAGGATGGTATTAATGTTGGAAACATTAACTAATAACAAGCTGAGAACAGAGTTTATTGATAATTTCAAGAGTTGGGAACTTATTTCTCACAATGCAGTGACTGGTGAGAAAATTTACTTCCACCAGATGAAAAATGGTGCTGCATTTGCAGTTAAAACAGCTATGAAACACATTTACGATGGAAGCCTTAAAGAGATTGTACAGTGCTATTACCTGCTTAATGTAAACGTTAGATATGATGGAACGAAGAATGTTTTCGAAGTAGTTGACGGAACAACATTCGCTGACTGTGTTCAAAACAAGCCAGTTCTGGTTGAGTTCATAAAGGAGTATCAGAGGGGGAATGTTAAAAGCATAGAAGAACCGAACGGACAGATTCGTTTTGCTTAGGAGGTGGCTTGATGGAATATAGAGATGCTTTGAGAGAACTTAAAAGTTATCCTAAGCTTGTACTAAGAAGTAAAAGGTTGTTGGAAAATATAAAAGAATTGGAACAAAAGATAAGTTCTGCTAAAACACAACAAATTGATGATATGCCGCATGGTAGTGGGAAAAACTCAGACTTAAGCGATTATATAATAACAAAAGAAGAGATTGAGAACAGGAGAAAAAAGACAATTGAACATATTGCTGAAATCGAAAATAAAATATATCTCATGGAAGATGACGAGCTTTCTGAAATAGTACGCTTAAGATACAAAGATGAATTGAACTGGTCAGAGGTTGGGAACCAATTTGACAAGTCAGAAAGTTGGGCAAAAAGCAAGAATAAGTATGCTGTTGAATCTTATATGAAAGTTGGTGTGTAGTTGGTATGAAACATGTAGTTTTATTTAGCGGAGGAGTAGCAAGTGCATATGTTGCTCATATGGTAAAAAATGAGTTAGGCAAGGAAGGACTGAGGGACATTGTGTTATTAAATACACCAACGTGGAGTGAGGACAGGGATATATATCGCTTCATGTGTCAGGTAGGTAGAAAATTGAAATTGCCTATTACAATATGGGGGGATGGAAGAACTATCTGGCAGCTAATACAGGATAGAGGAGCAATTCCAGGAAACTTTATACCGTTTTGTACACAGAGGTTAAAGCAAGAAATGAAGGAGCAGTATTATAAATACTTGGAACGAATGGGAGAAGAGTACATAGAATATGTTGGCTTTGGAGCTGATGAACCTAGTAGGGTACAAAAGGCATATGCAAGAGCACAAAAGCATGGAAGAAAAATCAGATTTCCAATTGCAGAAAGCTGTATTTCAAGCGAAGAAATAAAGAAGTTCATTACAGAAGAATGGAAGCTTCAACTGCCAAATGCATACAAGGCTCTAAAGCATAATAATTGTATTCCTTGCTTCAAGGGAGGGAAAGAATACTTCTATCAAGTATATAAGTTTTATCCAGAACAGTTCGAACTTGCTAAACAAGCAGAAAATGAAACTGGATATACTGTTTTTAAGGACACAAAATTAGAAGAACTTGAAAAGAACTTCATGAACAAGGAAGAATGGGAAAATAACCAATACCAGATAGCAGATTTTATTCCTTGCGATTGCTGGTTATAAATTATTATTGGATAGCGCAGGTCAACTTAACATATTTGATACAACATAAAATGTATGCAAATGTACGATATTAGACAAACATGTTCACACATATACAAAACAATGTGTTACTATAAAAGAGTGATACGATTAATCATCTAGCCGAAAAGTACCAGCAGTTAAAAGTTGGTACTTTTTTTATTGCAAGAAAAAACACTATATTAATATATATAGTGACAATAATTATTATATATATATACTTTAATACGTCAGGTCAACCTATGTTGTTTTAAATGTATGTCACGGAAGGAGCTGAGAAAGATGGCTAGGAAACAAAATCCATTAAAGGAAGAAGCAAGACAAATGTATAAGGCTGGAAAGCAATTGATTGATATAGCCAAGCAGCTCAGTAAGCCAGAAGGGACAATTCGTCGATGGAAGTGTGAGGGTAAATGGGATGCAGATCCAAACACTGTTATTGCGAACGTTCAGAATAAGAAAAACGAACGTTCGAAAAAAGTGAGCGACGGAACAAAGGAAACAATGAGCAATTCTGACTTAACTGAAAAGGAAAAGCTGTTTTGCTTGTATTACATAAAAACGTTTAATGCAACTCAAAGCTATATAAATGCGTTTGGATCTTGTTACAATACAGCTAATGCGGAAGGTTACAAGATGCTTGTAAAACCATGTGTTAAGACTGAGATAGACAGGTTGAAAGAAATCAAGCGTCAAAATATAGTTGCAGATGCAAGCGATATAGTTGATTTGCAGATGCGAATTGCATTTTCTGACATGGGTAACTATGCTAGATTTGATGGAGATTGTGTATTGCTTGAAAATTCAAAGAATACTGATACTCAGCTTATAAAAGAAGTCAAGGTTGATTCAAAAGGCGGAATGAGCGTTGTTTTACAGGATAAGCAGCAAGCAATAAATTGGCTTACAAAGTTCTTTGAACTGTTTCCATCTGATAGAAGAAAAGATGAATTTGCATCCAAGAAGCTTGAGCTTGAAATGCTTAAGATTGAACTAAGCCAGAAAGATGATGTTCCATCAGAACAGGAAGATGATGGCTTCTTGGAATGCCTGAACGCTACTGCAGGAGATGTGTGGAAAGATGATAACGATGGCAACAATGGAATATAGATGTGCGTGGATGCATTGCATTAGCGGCAGATGTCTAGTACACTACGATCCAGCAGCAGGAAAAGGATGCGATTTTGAACCAAGTTATAGAAATCAATTGATGCTTACTCTTTGTGAAGATGAATAAATTGGAGGTTGTCGTATGAATAATAAAAATATATTGCCATGTAGCATAGAATACATGCTAAACATGATTGAAAAGAGTTTCATGTGTTATCCAAGCATTGAAATAGAACATGTAAAAATAGGTTACTTTATGTTAGGAGGTGATGCGGATTGACTTAAAAAGCATTGATGAAAGAATTAAAGCAGTCAGGGAGAGAGCTAAGAAAAAGGTAAAGAACGTAGTAAAGCAGAAATGCTTTAAGTTCAAGCCTTTTAGTAAGAAGCAGAAACAAGTTCTTACCTGGTGGTGTCCAGCATCACCAGTCAGAAATCAAGATGGCATTATTGCAGATGGGGCAATCAGATCGGGTAAAACGGTTTGTATGTCCCTTTCGTTCGTTATGTGGGCAATGTGTTGTTTTAATGGACAGAACTTCGGTATGTGTGGAAAGACCATAGGAAGTTTCCGAAGGAATGTTCTGTTCTGGTTGAAACTGATGTTGAAGAGCAGAGGATACACATTCAAAGACCATAGAGCAGATAATTTGTTAGAAGTTAGCCGTGGTAACGTGACTAACTATTTTTATATGTTTGGTGGAAAAGACGAGAGAAGCCAAGACCTTATACAGGGTATCACGCTTGCGGGGGTATTCTTCGATGAGGTCGCTTTGATGCCTGAGTCATTCGTGAACCAAGCAACCGGACGTTGTTCGGTTGACGGAAGTAAATTCTGGTTCAATTGCAATCCAGACGGACCAATGCATTGGTTCAAGCTAAACTGGATTGATAAGGCAGCTGAAAAAAAACTGTTATACCTGCACTTTACAATGGATGATAACCTGTCTCTTTCTGAGAAGATAAAGGAAAGATACAGGAGCATGTACACCGGTGTATTCTACAAGCGCTTTATTTTAGGACTGTGGGTAGTTGCTGAGGGAATCATATACGATATGTTTGATTCAGCAAAGCATGTTTGCAATGTGTTTTCAAACATGCTAGATGAATACTATGTAAGCTGTGACTATGGTACACAGAATGCTACAGTGTTCTTGCTCTGGCGGAAAAGGTCAGACGGTGTTTGGTGTTGCATTAAAGAGTATTATTACTCTGGCCGTGATGAAGATAAGCAGAAAACAGACCAGGAGTACTTAGAGGACTTGAAAGATTGGCTTGGAGGAATAAATCCAAGAAAGATAGTTATTGACCCATCTGCAGCAAGCTTTATTGCATTGTTAAAGAAGAATGGGTTCAAGATTAAAAAAGCAAAGAACGATGTACTTGATGGAATTAGATACGTCGGAACATTGCTTAATCGTAATTTGATTGCATTTTCTAATCAGTGCACAAATACACTAAAAGAATTCTCTTCTTATACATGGGACTTAAAGGCTAGTGAAAAAGGCGAGGATAAGCCAATAAAAACACTTGACCATGCAATGGATGCGGTAAGGTATTTTTGTTATACAGTTATAAGAAAACCTGCAGGAATTGCAATAATGAAATAAGCGAGGTGATAAAGTGGATTTAGATGTTATAAAAAAACTAATAAAAAAATATGAATCAGGACATATGGATTTTGTAAACGCAGCAATGACAGCTGAGAGATATTACAGAAATGAAACAGATGTCCTATTTCAAAAAAAGAAAGAGGATGAAGATGGAAACCCATTGAGGAATGCAGATAACAGAATTCCAAGGAACTTTCATGGACTGATAGTGAATCAAAAAGCATCTTACGCATTCACGGCACCTCCAATTTTTGATGTTGGAAATACTGCTGCAAATAAAACAGTTGCTGAGTGTCTTGGTGATGAATACGCAAAAAATTGTATGGAGCTGTGTATTAATGCTTCTAATGCTTCAATTGCTTGGGTTCATTATTGGCAAGGTGATGAAGGATTTGAGTGGGCAGTTGTTGACAGTAAGCAGATTATACCTGTTTGGTCAAAGAAGCTTAAGAAAACACTTGTTGGAGTGTTAAGGGTTTACAATGAAATTGACGAAACAGACAGTGCCAGCTACACGGTATATGAGTATTGGAGCGAAACAGAGTGTCAAGCGTTCAAACGAATAAATGAACTTGATACGCTTGAATTTTACAATATGTTTTCAGATTCAGCGGATAACTCTGATACATCAGAGTATAAGCACAACTTAGGAAGAGTTCCGTTTATACCGTTCATGAATAATAATATTGGTACCAATGATTTAAAGAATATCAAACACCTTATTGACGTTTATGATAAGGTGTACTCTGGATTTATCAATGATTTAGATGATATCCAAGAATTGATTTTTATACTTTCTGGTTATGGAGGAACTGAACTGAGTGACTTTTTGAAAGACCTTAAGAAATACAAAACAATAAAAGTTGATGGTGACGAGGAAAACGCTGGTGTTAGCACTCTTTCAATTGAGATTCCAATTGAAGCTAGAAAAACCATACTTGAAGCAACCAGGAAAGCAATTTTCGAGCAGGGGCAAGGGTTTGATCCTCAGCCAGAAAGCTTCGGAAATCAATCGGGTGAAGCTCTTAAGTTCATGTACAGTTTACTCGAAATGAAAGTCGGTCTTATGCAAACTGAATTTCAGTTGGGATTTGCTGAATTGGTAAGAGCTATATGCAAGTATAAAGGAATTGAATGCAAGACTATAATCCAAACTTGGACCCGCACTTGTATAAAGAATGACACTGAACAGGCTCAAATTTGCAAAGATAGTGTTGGAATTGTTAGTAAACGTACAATACTTAAGAATCATCCTCTGGTAGAAGATGCAGATAAGGAATTAGAGTATCTGAAACAGGAAGAGGAAGAACAGGAAAAGAAGTTTGACCCTTACAATGGGAATGTTCCACCAAAGCAGGAGGATGTTGAATGAGTAAAGAATCTGCTTACTGGAAAGAACGGTTCGTACAATTGGAGAATGATAGCTATGTAAATTCTCAGAAGTATTATAACGACTTGCAAGAAATATTTAGACGTGCCAAGAATGATATCACAATGGATATTGAAAAATGGTACATGAGATTAGCAGACAATAACGATATTAGCTTGTATGCTGCTAGAAAACTTCTTAAGAAAAATGAGCTTGAAGAGTTTAAATGGGATGTTGACAGATACATTCAAGCTGGTGAAGATAATGCTGTTGATGGTGCTTGGATGAAGCAGCTAGAAAATGCATCCGCAAGGCATCATATTTCATACTTGGAAGCTTCAAAAATCGCAATTGAACAGCATTGTGAGCTTTTAAGTACACTTTACGAAGGTGGAGTAACAGACTTCTTAAAACAGTCATACTCAGAAGCCTACTATAAATCGGTTTTCGAGATTCAAAAGGGAGCAGGTATTGGATTTGAGTTCACAAAGATTGATCCAAACAAGGTCGATTTACTTATACACAAGCCTTGGGCAGTGGATGGGAAGAACTTCTCGGATAGAATATGGAGTAACAAAACTAAGTTGATTAATGAGCTACAAAACCAGCTTACACAGAACTATATTCTTGGCAGAGAACCAGGAAAGGCAATTGATGCTATAAGTAAAAAGTTAGATGTTAGTAAAAAGAACGCTGGACGTTTAGTTATGACGGAATCAGCGTTTTTCTCGTCTGTAGCTCAAAAGGATTGTTTTTCAGATTTAGGGGTTGAACAATTTGAGGTTGTGGCAACCTTGGATAGCCATACCTCAGATATCTGTCAGAGCATGGACGGTCAACACTTTCCGATGTCGCAATGGCAAGTCGGTGTAACAGCTCCACCGTTTCATGTCTGGTGTCGTTCTACTACTGTACCATTCTTTGATGACGAGTTTGATTTAGTTGGCACTCGTGCTGCAAAGGGTTCTGATGGAAAAACTTATGAAGTACATTCAAATATGAAGTATAAAGAGTGGAAAGAAAAATTTCTTAAGGAAGGATGATAAATTTTTTTTTTGTCCGAAATGACGTTTAAACTAATTTTCACTTGCGGGTAGTGATTAAAACACCGCTTGCAGTGGAAGAAACCACGATTAAAAACGTAGCTGAAGGAGAGAATTATGGAGTTTTTAAAAGAAATATTAGGAGAAGAGCTGTATAAGCAGTTTGAAACAGCTGTGAATGCCTACAATAGCAAGTCAGAAAACAAGGATAAGCAAATTAAGATTGCCAACCTTGGAACTGGTGAGTATGTTGGAAAAGGCAAGTATGATTCGCTAGAAGCGGAGAAAACAAATCTTACCGGACAGATTACAGAGTTAAATAAGACTATTGAAACTCTTAAAAACGGTAATAAGGACAATCAAAAGCTTCAGAATACTATTACAGAGTTGCAAGGGAAGCTTGATACAGCAAATGCAGATTTAGAAAAAATTCAATCAGAAGCACTGAACACAACTAAGACCTATGCGCTGAAAGAACAGTTAAGCAAAGCAGGTGTAACGGATCCTGACTATCTTATTTTCAAGCATGGGGGACTGGATAAGTTTAACTTCGACAAAGATAACAAGCCTATCGGAGTAGAGGACTCCATCAAGCCTTACCGTGAAGATAAGACAATGGCTCATCTGTTTGGAACTTCTAATCAACACTATGACCCAGCAGGTGGAAATGGTGGCGGTAATGTAAAAAATCCCTTTGCGAAAGATTCTTTTAATCTTACAGAGCAGGGCAAGTTATTAAAAGAAAATCCAGCGCAAGCCAAAGAAATGGCAGCCGCAGCTGGTGTAACATTAAAATTAAATATTTAAAAAAGGAGAGTGTAATTTATGCCAATTACAAGAATTAGTGATGTAATCGTTCCAGAGCTGTTCGAACCTTATGTTATCCAACGAACTATGGAACTATCTGCAATGTTTTCTAGTGGTATCGTAGCAACAAATGATACCTTCAATGCATTAGCAAGTGAAGCGGCAAGAACACATAATATGCCGTTCTTCGAGGATTTAACAGGAGATTCAGAACCTACATTAGAAGATGTTAAAATGACTGCTGCAAAGATTGGTTCCAATAAGGATGTATCAACTACAATCTTACGTCAGAAAATGTGGGGGGCTAGTAACTTATCCGCCGCACTTGCAGGAAAAGATCCGATGATGGCAATAGGTGACTTAGCCGCTGGATTTTGGGCTAGAGATCATCAAAAAGAGCTTGTTGCGGTACTGAAAGGTATCTTTGGTTCTTACGACACATCCACTGGTGGAACAATAGGTGTTTATACAATTACAATTAGCACTAAGGGAGCAATAGGAGATAAAATTACAGTTGATGAAGTAGAATACACAATTGCCGATGATACAAGTGCAGCAAGTCGAACAATTGCTGTAGGTTCTACAAACAGTACTCAGGCATCTGCTTTAAAAACTCTTTTAGAGGAGCAGTACTCTGGGGTATTTACAGTTACCGTAACATCAAATGTAATTACTCTTACTCAAGTAGTTGCAGGAGATGGAGCACAACCTACAATTTCAGTTGTGCAAACAACCGACGGTACACTTGTAGCAGCGGCTGCAACAACAACTGCTGGTGTAGGAAATAGCGTATCTCCACTTGCAAATCACATCCTGGATATTTCAACAGAAGCAAATGCGTCAGACCAGCTTATTTGCGCAGATGCTTTTATTGATGGATGCCAAAAGCTTGGTGATGCTCAAAGCACTTTAACTGGTGTTATGATGCACAGTGCAACAAAGTCTTACTTAAAGAAGAGAAATCTTATTGAAACAGAAAGAGATAGCACAGATGTAGAGTTTGAAACATACCAGGGAAGACGAGTAATTGTAGATGATGGATGTCCTGTTAGCAATGGTGTATATAGTACATATCTGTTTGGCAATGGTGCTTTTGCTTACGGTAATGGAAGTCCAGAGGGACACGTTGCTGTTGAAATTGATAGAGATAAGCAGACTGGTGGAGGTATAGACTATCTTATCAACCGTAAAGCTTATATCTTGCATCCACGTGGAGTGGCTTATACTGGTGCTGTTCGTGAAAAGGTTGAGACACCATTGAGGTCAGAACTTGAAAATGCACGTAACTGGAACAAGGTTTATGAGGACAAACAAATCCGTATGGTGGAAATTCGTCATAAGATTGGATAGGTGATGATATGAACTATCTAGCTAATGAAAGCGAGGAAACAGTTGAAAAAGTTACAGATGTAGTAAATGCGTGTGTAGCTATTAATTCAGAATTGAATGAAACGTTAATGCAAAGGTTGGTACTGAAACTAATTAAGATGCAATGTGAAGTTGTTAAAGCAGATGCATTTTTGCTAACAGAGTTGATAGAATCAACAGAAACAGAAATTAAAACATTCTGCAACCGAAAAGATATTCCAGATGGCTGCATACCAATCGAAATTGATATGGTATGTGGCTATTTTTATCGGGAAAAAGTCAGCACAGGTCAACAGGACGGATGTATTTCTGTTAAGAGTATTACAGAGGGAGATACTTCCACTACATTTAACACTAGTAAAAATACACATGATAGCCTTATTTCTAGTCTTATTGACGAAGGGAGGAAACGACTATGTCACTTCCGAAAGTTGCGTTATTAGCAGCAAGACAGGCCGTGGAATCAATGTATGATTGTAAATGTAATGTTTATGAGTATGGTAAACATAAGAATCAAAATACACGTACAACTGAAATGTCAGAGCAATGTGTACTGGAAGAACAGCCGTGCAGAATTTCTTTCAGCAGTTTAAAAACAGTCGTTCAATCAGAATCAGCTGCCAATATTGGTCAGTGTGTAAAATTGTTTATATCTCCTGATATAACAATTAAACCAGGAAGTAAGATTTCAGTCTTAGATAAAAAGAACCGTTTGACAGAATACAAGTCAAGCGGTGTTCCTGCAGTTTACAATACACATCAAGAAATTATGCTAGAACTATTTAGGGGATGGTCGTAATGGCTAACATGGGGAAGTTTGATTTCAAACAGATGGAAAAGCTTAGAGACGAACTTAACAAATTACAGGACCCACAACAATTCGTGGAATCCTGTACTAAGGAATTGGCAGCAAGGCTCTTAAGGTTAGTTGTAAAACGTACACCAGTTGGACAATATCCATCCAGTACTGGTAAAAATGGTGGAACGTTAAGACGTGGTTGGACAGCAAACAAAAAGTCATCTGCCAAGGATTACGCTGAATCAATGGAAATAGCAAAGGAAGGTAATACGTACAAGATTGAGATAGTAAATCCAGTCGAGTACGCAAGCTATGTGGAATATGGACATAGAACCGCAAACCACAAAGGATGGGTAAAAGGCCAGTTCATGATGACAATAAGTGAAGAGGAACTGCGGCGAATGGCTCCTGCAATATTGGAGAGAAAGATTAAAAATTATTTAGAGGATGTGATACATTGATAAATGAGATTATACAAGGCATAGTAAATGCTTTGGATGCTAATTTTAATAAAAATTCTGACGTGTATGATATTTACACGGAAGAAATCAAACAGGGTTTACAGGAGCCTTGTTTTTTTATTCAGTGTATCAACCCATCAAGTAACTTGTTTAGGGATAATAGGTATAAGAGTACAAATCAGTTTTGTATTCAATACTTTCCTGCGGACAAATTACATAAGCAACGTGAATGTAACAGTGTTTCAGAAGAATTAAACAGCATACTTGAGTACATAACAGTGAGCGGTAATTTGATACGTGGCAGTAATACTCATTCTGAGTTCGCAGGAGACGTTTTAAGCTACTTTGTAGATTACAACTGCTTTACTGTCAAGCAAGTACAACAAAGTCCATCTATGGGGACATTACAAGCTAATACAAGCATCGTGAGGTGATAATTTGGATAAAAAGAGTAAAGAAACTAAGTTCACAAAAGAACAAATTCTAAACAGTAAAAGATATGAAAGTAAGAAGGACCTTGTCAACGCAGTGTTGGATGACAATGGTTCTTTTTCTTTGTCAGAAGTTGAAAAGCTGATTAATGATTACTTAAAGAAAGAGGTGAAATAAATGGCTTTAGGTGGAGGTACATTTACAAGTCAAAATAAAGTTCTTCCTGGTGCATATATCAACTTTATTTCCGCCAATAGAGCAACTGCAAGCGTTGGTGATCGTGGAGTTGCTACAATGCCTTTGGAATTAGATTGGGGGCAGGAGAATGAAGTATTCACAGTAACACTGAAGGACTTCCAAAAAGACTGTAAAAGAATCTTTGGTTATGATTTTACACATGATAAATTAAAAGGTCTTAGAGATTTATTCCTACACTGTAAAGTCTTACATGCGTACAGGCTTAACGGTGGTGGTACTAAGGCAACAAATACATTCGCAACTGCCAAATATGGCGGTATTAGGGGGAATGACATCAGAATTGCTATAACTACTAATGTGGATGATGAAGATGTATTTGACGTGTCTACATACTTAGATACTACACTGGTAGATACGCAAACTGTAACATCTGCTAGTGAGTTAAAGAGTAATGACTGGGTGGACTTTAAAGCGAATGCATCACTATCAGCGACTAGCGCAGTAGCGTTGGCAGGAGGTACAAATAAAACAGTAACCGGTGCAGAACATCAATCCTATTTGGATGCAATAGAATCTTACAGTTTCAATACAATCGGTGTTGTTACTACTGATGACACAACAAAGACTCTTTATATTAGTTTCACAAAGCGTATGAGAGATGAAGTAGGAGCTAAATTCCAGCTTGTTATTTATAATAAAGCAGCTGATTACGAAGGTGTAATTAATCTTAAGAATAAATGTATTGATGATGCTACTGTGTCAGATGGTGTTACTACATACCCTAATGAGGCAAATGCAGTTTACTGGTTGACTGGTGCTGAGTCTGAATGTCAAATTAATAAGACAATTCAGAATATGAAATACGACGGTGAATATGAAATTGATACTAAATATACGCAAACACAGTTAAGTGCAGCGTTGACAACTGGTGAATTCGTATTCCACAAGTCATCCAATGAAGTAAGAGTGTTGGATGATGTCAATTCATTAGTCACCGTTACAGATGAAAAAGGTGAGGACTTTAAGTCAAATCAGACTATCAGAGTGTTGGATCAGATTGCTATTGATGTAGCATCTTTATTTAATAATAAGTATCTTGGTGACATTCCAAACGATGCGGATGGCAGGACAAGTTTATGGCTGGATTTAGTCAAGTATTATCAGGAACTTGAAAAATTAAGAGCAATCGAGAATTTCAACCCTGATACTTTGTCCGTGGAACAGGGGAATACTCACAAATCTGTAGTTGTAAGCAATCCTGTGACAGTAGTAAATGCAATGGCACAATTGTACATGACTGTCATTGTAGCGTAAGAAAGAGGTGATAACGAATGTCAGATGTAGTAATGAGTGCAGGTGATTCCATTAGCGCTAAATTAGCTAAATGCTATGTAACTATTAACGGGAGAAGATACAATGCGTTTAATTTGATTAAGTTTGAAGCGAAGTTCACTAAGAAGAAAGTAAAAGTACCAATTTTAGGACAGACTGGGGCCGGCAACAAGGCCACAGGCTGGGAGGGTACTTGGTCAGCCACTATGCACTATAACACTAGTATTTATAGACAGATGATGTTAGATTACAAGAACACTGGTGCAGATGTATACTTTGAAATTCAGGTATCCAATGAAGATCCAACGTCAGCTGCTGGAAAACAAACTGTCACATTTCTTGGTTGTAACATCGACGGTGGAGTTTTAGCCAAATTTGATGCATCCAGTGACGATCCACTAGATGAAGATGTAGATGGAACATTTGAAAACTTTGAAATGCCTGATAAATTCAAACTATTACCAGGTATGTAAAAATTTAATTTAAGACACTCTGCTGAGTGTCTTTTTTATATGTTTTGGAGGGAAATCAATGAGTAAATTTAGTAGATTTATGAAACAGAATAAAGTAACAAAGAAAAACGAAATGCATGCGGTTACTAAATTCTTAACTGATGAACAAGGTAATCCGCTACAATGGGAGTTTAAGCACATTACATCGCAGGAACACGATGCAATCAGAGATAGATGTATGATTGATGTTCCAATTACAGGTAAACCTAATGCATTCAGACCAAAGTTAAATACATCCAAGTACATCAATGAAATGATTATAGCATCTGTGGTTGATCCTGATTTATACAATGCAGAACTGCAAAACAGTTATAGTGTGAAAGAGCCTAGCGAACTGCTTTATGCAATGGTGGATGATCCAGGGGAATATCAAAACCTTGGTGCATGGGTACAACAGTTCCAAGGATTTAAATCATTGGATGACAAGGTAGAAGAAGCAAAAAACTAATTTTGGAAGGGGATAGTGAAGCAAATTATGCTTACTATGCCCTTTATAAACTTAAAATTCTACCTAGTGTATTCGATGCGATGTGTGAAGAGGAAAAGGCCTTTGTCATTGCATCAATACAAATAAGAGTTGAAAATGAAAAGAAAGAACAGAGAAGATTAGAAAGAGAATCTAAGAGGGGCAGGTGATAAGCTATGATACAGACAGGTATCGAGATGCATGACGGCTTTTCATCTGTCATGTATAATGTCGTAACTGCAACTGAATCAGCTGTATCGAGTGTGTACGACTTACAGCAGGCAGTTGGGATTGATATGCCGACTGAAGCTTATGATGATGTGGCAGAAAATGCAATCAGAATAGGGGAAGAAATACAATATAATACACAAAAACAGGAAGAGTTTAACCAAATTGCTAGAAGTGGATCTGACTGTTATAATGGACTCATTTCAAATGTTTTAAGACTTGCCAGTGCATATATTGGAGTGCAAACAGCGAAAAATGCATTGAAAGAGTCTGATGAACTAACACAGACAACAGCAAGACTGAACATGATGAATGATGGATTGCAGTCCACGAAAGATCTTGTAAACATGGTGTATATATCTGCACAAGATGCTAGAGGTAGTTTTTCAGATATGGCGGATGTAGTCGCTAGGTTTGGCAACAATGCCAAGGATGCATTCTCCAGCAATGCAGAAGTAATACAATTCGCTAACTTAATACAGAAGCAGATGACAATAGCAGGTGCTAGTACACAAGAAGCTGCAAATGCAGAATTGCAGTTATCACAAGCATTAGGTAGTGGTGTATTACGTGGTGATGAGTTAAATAGTATTTTTGAGCAGGCTCCTAACCTGATTCAGAATATTGCAGACTATTTGGATGTTCCAATAGGCAAGATTCGAGAAATGGCGCAGGATGGTGAATTATCCGCTAGTGTTGTCAAGGCGGCCATATTTGATGCCAGTGATGATATAAACAGACAGTTTGAAGAAATGCCTATGACATGGGGGCAGGCATGGCAGAGTATGCAGAATACAGCCATAATGGCTTTCCAGCCTGTACTACAAAGACTGAACGATATGGTAAATAGTAGTGATTTTCAATTGTTTACGACATCAGCCATAGACAGTCTTGCGATAATAGCAAATATCACACTGAATATTTTTGATATGGTTGGTTCAGTGGCTGGATTTGTACAAAATAACTGGTCTATACTAGAGCCATTGGTACTTGGTGTGGCGGCGGCTATGGGTATTTATCTTGGCTACTTAGCTGTTACAAATGCAATGGAGCTGATGAGTAACGCTATAAAAGTTGCATCGTGCATAGCATCTTATGCTCATGCGGCAGCCACAGGTGCGGAAGTATCTGCAACTGCAGCCGCAACAGCCGCACAGTATGGATTTAATACTGCATTACTCGCATGCCCTATCACATGGATACTCATTCTCATAATAGCTGTGATAGCGGTGATATATATGGTTGTAGCAGCTATTAACAAGGTAACAAATAGCACTATATCAGCCACTGGTGTGATATGTGGAGTAATTACAACCGCTGGTGCATTTATATGGAATACAGCAATAGGTTTAATTAATGCTATCATTCAAAGTATTTATAATACGTTTGTACAGCCATTTATCAGCATTATTGAATGGGTGTTGAACGTATGTAATGGCGGTTTTGACAGCTTTGGTGGAGCAGTGGCAAATTTGATAGGACAGATAATAAGCTGGTTCTTATCATTAGGAAAAGTAGTCACAAAGATTATAGATGCCATATTTGGAACAGACTGGACCAGTGGACTTAACTCATTGCAGGATACAGTTCTTGCGTGGGGTAAAAATGACAATGCAATAACATTAGACAGGAATGCACCACAGATAGATGCACACATTAATTACGATGATGCGTGGAATACAGGTTATAGTTTCGGTGAAAAAGTAGATGAAACTGTTCAGAATTTCAATGTAGGTAATCTGTTTGGAAGAACTGATATCCCACGAGCTAGTGATTATGCAAACGCTTTAAACAGCATGCCTAACTTGGCAGATACTGCAGATAGTACATCTAAAACTGCAAAATCCTTAGAAGCTACATCAGAGGATTTAAAGTATCTGAGAGACATTGCAGAGCGTGACATAATAAACAGATTCACTACTGCTGAGATTAAAGTGGAGATGACTAATCATAACAACATCAATAGTGGAGTTGATGCGGATGGATTAGTGGAACACCTCAAAAACAGATTAGAGGAAGAAATGAGTAATATGGCAGAGGGGGAACACAACAGTGTATAAGATGTATATAAATGGTGTGTTGTTTCCTGTCACTCCATCGAAACTGGTGATAAAGACAAAGAATCAGAATAAAACAATCAACCTCATTAATGAGAGTGAGGTTAATGTTTTAAAAGATGCAGGGTTGATGGAAGTGCAGATTGACAAGTTGTTAATACCAAACCAGCGTTATCCTTTTGCCATATATAGCGGTACGTTCCACAGGGCAAAATACTATATGGATAAACTTACAGCGTGGAAATCATCAGGTAAAGCGCTTACATTTTTATTTGTACGTAAGGCACCGAATAAAATTAATTTTGGAAGTACAAGACTAAAAGTATCCATAGAAGAACTACAGTTTACTGAGGATGCAGGAAATGGCATGGATGTAGAAGTAAAACTGACATTAAAACAGTATAAGGATGTAGGTATCAAAAAGCTTGTACGAAAAAAGAAAAAATCGTCAAGCAGTAGTAAAAAAACAACAGTAACAGTCAAAAAGCATAGGGCATCAAAACCTATAGCTAAATCTTATACAGTCGTTAAGGGTGACTGCTTAATAAAAATAGCAAAGTCACAGCTTAATGACTCCAGCAGGTGGAAAGAAATCTACACATTAAATAAAAACGTGATAGAATCTACTGCTAAGAAACACGGAAGAAAGTCATCGAGTGATGGATGGTGGATTTATCCAGGAACTAAACTAAAATTACCTAAATAGTTGGAGGTGGGTGTATTGGCAAAAGATATAATAAATGTTGCCGAGAGTCAAATCGGATACCATGAAGAGGGTAAAAACAGGACAAAATATGGTGCATGGTATGGTATGAACGGTGCTCCATGGTGTCATATGTTTGCTAGTTGGTGTGCAAATCAGGCAGGTGTCAGTACATCCATATTTCCACGTACTGCGTCGACCGATGTTGGAATGCAGTGGTTTAAAGATCATGGGTTATTTAAATACAAAGGCTCCTATACACCTAAGCGTGGTGATGTAGTTTATTTTAAGACTGGTAGGAGTCATGTTGGATTAGTCGAATCAGTGACAGGAAACACTCTACATACGATTGAGGGTAACACTTCATCAAAGGTTGCAAGGCGAACATATTCTTTATCTGAATCAACGATTACAGGATATGGCACACCTCAATATCCAAATATCAATTCATCAGCTGCAGGCTCTACACAAGGAAGTTCAAACAAGAAAAAAACGTCAGCTAAAGAACTGGCATATTTAAACTCCATACTGAAAAATCATAAGTCAGCCATTATTGCTGATGTTACTGACAGAGAGATAAAAGAAACGAATAAATTACCTGATGGTAAAGTACTTGTGTTGATTAACAATGGTAAAGATAAATTTTTCTTACCAGTTAATGAGAGCATGACTATTACGGAAGAACGTAAATGTTCTCCTGGTACAGCAAAGTTTGAATTTAAGTATGAAAGAAAATACAAGGTTGAAGAGGGTAACGCAGTACTCATTGTAGTGGATGGTGTAAAACGTTTTTATGGATTTGTATTTACACGTTCTGTATCTAAAGATGGGATGATGTCAATTACTGCTTATAATCAATTGAGATACTTTAAGAATAAGGATACACTTGTGTATAAGAATAAAACAGCATCAGAGGTACTTAAAATCATAATAGACAGATTTAACCTTAATGCAGGTACTATTACGGATACCAAGTATAAGGTGTCTGCAATAGAGGACAATATGACTCTGTTTGATATCATGCAGAATGTATTAGATGACACCATGATGACAAAAGGAATCATATATACACTGTGGGATGACTGTGGAAAACTTATGTTACAGGACACTTCCAAAATGATTGTGAATGGTTGTCTCATTGATGCAGAAACTGGTGAGGATTATACATATAAGACATCCATAGACAGCAATACATACAATCAGGTGAAACTTATATACGAAAACAAAGATAAAGGTACATTTGACTTATATGTGACTAAAGACAGTAACAATATAAATAAATGGGGAGTTTTGCAGTACTTAGAGAAAATAGATGATCCTGATGTTGGAAAATTGAAATCACAGGCATATTTAAAACTGTATAATCAGAAAACCAAGAATCTGACAATAAAAGGTGTCATTGGTAATACTGCAGTGCATGCTGGATGCCTGATACCAGTTCTTTTAACTCTTCAAGATATGAAAATATCTAATTATATGCTAGTCGAAAAAGTGGTACACAATTTTAAAAATAAACAGTACACAATGGATTTAACTGTATCTGGAGGTGGTTTCAGTGGCTAACAATCTGACACAGCTTATTAAAAAATGCGCTATGGAAGCATTTAGAGCATCCAAGCCTAGTGATTACATAGTAGGTAAGGTTGTGTCACTGTTACCATTGAAAGTACAAGTATCACAACAAATTACACTGGATGAAGATTTCCTGCTTGTTACTAATACAGCCAATAATATCATATGTACAGGTGATAAAGTACTTATGATTAGAAAAGCAGGTGGAAAACAATATGTAATTGTAGATAAGGTGGTGAGTGGATGATTCCTGATTTAGATAATGCATACGATGATGATATAGATACAAGTGACTTTGAAATAGAAGAGGAAACATCGAGAACTTACAGATTATGTGATGAAACAATAACTGGTAAAATAGATGAAACAGATGCAGTAATACAGGCAGCCGATAAGATATTAAACACTGAACGTTATGATAGTCCAATCTATAGCTGGAACTATGGAATTGAACTAAAGGACCTTATAGGAAAAGATATGGATTATGTAATGGTGGAATTAGAGTATCGCATATCAGATGCATTGACAACTGATGACCGCATAGAATCCATAACTGATTATACTGCAGAAAAAATTAGTAAGCGTGCAGTGCATTGTACATTTACAATTAACACAACCAATGGGGATGAAATACCATTTGAATGGGAGGTGGCAGCATAATGTTTGAATCATATACAGATAAATTTTTATTAGATAGAATGCTGGAAAAAGTAGATGACAAGATGGATAAGCGTGAGGGATCAATTATTTACGATGCATTGGCACCAGCTGCATTGGAACTGTCTAATTTTTATGTGGCTCTTGAAATGGTGATGAAAGAAGTATTTGGTGACAGTGCAAGTTATTACTATTTAATAAAACGTGCGGCAGAGCGTGGGGTTTATCCACAGCAGGCCACAAATGCTGTATGTAAAATGTCAGCAACACCGTCCAGCGTTACACTGAATGCAGGTGACAGATTTAATTTAGATGACTTAAATTACAGTGTAATTGGTCCTGTGGCAGATGAAACAGGAAAATGGAAAATAGAATGTGAGAGTGATGGAGAATGCGGTAACAAAGAAACAGGTGATTTAATACCAATCGAAACTATTGAAGGATTGGAAACTGCCACAATAACCGGTGTATTAATACCCGGTGAGGAAGAGGAAGAAGAGGAAGACTTTAGAGAACGATATTTTAACAGCTTTTCTTCTAAGTCGTATGGTGGTAACAAGTTGGATTACATGGAAAAAGTAAACTCCATGCAGGGTGTAGGTGGATGTAAACCAATAAGAGCTTGGAATGGATACAGTCCATCCAGTATGATTCCTGATTCTGCAGTTACAACTTGGTTTGATCAGCAGTCAAGTAGCACACTGGGTAGTGGTGTTTACACCTGGATTAGTAATGTTTACAATGCGGCTATGAATCACTTGCTTACAACTGGTGGTACAGTAAAAATAATCATAATTAATTCACAGTTTCGTAAGCCATCAGATACACTTATACAGTCTGTTCAGGAAGAATTAGATCCTGGATATGATGGAGAGGGTGACGGTGTTGCTCCAGTTGGCCACGTGGTTAATGTAGTAGGCGTGGAGGAAACAACTGTAAACTTTACATTTACACTCACATTAGATAGCGGTAAAACATTCGATGATGTGCAAAGTGTGATTGAAACAGTAATAGAGAGTAAACTTACTGAGTTGAGACAGCAATGGAGCGCATCAGATGGTATCATTATAAGAAAATCAGTGATTGAATCATCGATACTTAGTATTGATGGTGTAATAGATATTACAGAAACGATGATAAATGGATCTGCATCTAATCTTGCATTAGATATTGAACATATACCTGTGCTGGGGGTGGTGAGCAGTGGAACGTAACAATCTGATTGAGTATTTACCACCATATATGATAAAGTTTAAAGAAATGCAACAGATAATGTCGACTGAGGATAAAGAGATGGATGTGGTTGATGCATCCATACAGTTATTACTCAATAATGCATTCATAGATGATTGTAATGAGGATGGTATAAAAGTGTATGAGAAACTACTTAAAATTACTCCAAGTAGGACAGAATCACTGGAATCACGTAAGGCTAGAGTATCATTACGATGGAATGACAGGATTCCATATACTTTGAAAATATTAATCAACCGCATCAATGGCTTGTGTGGAATAAACAACTACGAATTGGATGCAGACTGGGAAAACTACTACTTTCATTTAATAGTGCATTTAGAATTATTCTCAGAAGTCAAAACATTAGAGACTATTTTAGATGAAATGTTACCACTTAACATTTCATATGACATATCTAATGTGATAGAGTGTAAACCATATGGGAATACATACATTGCTGGTACGGTAACTAGTACGGAAATAATACAAGTAGGAGGTGTTTCATAATGGCGCAGTTTGGCAACATGATAATGACTGATAAAGGCGTGGAATTAAATGCTAAAGTTGGGAATGGTGTAACGTTAAACCTTACAAAGATTTCTACAAGCTCCACAGAATATCAAACATCTACATTACATAGTTTAGAATCTATAAATGTACAGCAAATCAGTAATATTTCCAGTAAAACAATAGTTAATACTACGGATGTAAAACTATCGGTAGTATTCAATAATGCTGGTCTTATCAGTGGATACTACATCAAAACATTAGGATTATATGCAAATGATCCTGATGTTGGTGAGATACTATATGCAGTATGTCAAGAAACCAGTGGTAATTGTCACTTACCAGCTGCTAGTAACACATCAAGTGCATTGAACATTGATATGGTACTTACAACGTCCAGTAGTGAGAATGTGACAGTTGAAGTTGATCCAGCTGGAGTTGTTACATTGTCACAATTAAATGATGCTGTAAATAAAAAAATGGAATGGCGTGGTGAGTATGACAATGCTAATAATTACAAGAACAATGATATTGTCGTTTACAATGATGCATATTACAAAGTAAACGAGCAATTCACTGGAAACATGGATTTTAGCAAAGTAACTTTTTTAGCTATAAAAGAAAAATATGACCATTTTAGAATTGATTTAGACTTTAATGCAAGTTTAAATCCATGCAAAGGAAATGGAATAACATACCATGGAGGGTGTGAAAATTTTACACAAGAAGATTGGGTTGAATGGCTAGGATACAAGCCATGTGTACTTGTTGTTACTAGTACTAACACACAAGGCTTAATCGAAACATATTTAGATCAAGATGATTATTCTAAAAATAAAAATGGAGAGACTGTAGATATTACTTCTGTTCCTTCGAGCGGACATAGAAGTGTAATGATAAAATTCCATAGAATAGGGATTTTGTCGAATTTCAATCCTTATGAAAGAAAAGGAAGTATTCGAATAACAAATGATATGAATGCTTCCGGTTATTCATATGGAGCATTTAATAATGGTTGTAGAAAAAATGAAAGTTTTTTTGTGGGTGCATATCCTGCACACTGCGAAAATTCAAAAATGTATAGTTTGAGTGGGAAAGTTCAAACTACAGATAAATCATTGTCAGAATATAGAGCTTGTGCCAATGCAGTTGGGATGAATTATGGGATATTAGATCATATCAAGCTATCTCTATTCCACCATTTGTACATAATACAAAATGGAAAAATCGACGGGAGAATGCTGTCTGCTCCGTCTGAAGATGCTAGAACAACAGGTACACTAAATGCAAGTGGTTTAAACCTTAACTACGTAGGTACAACAGCAAGAAAGACACTTGGAATGGAGGGGAACGGAGTAGCAGAAACTATTGACGGAATCTATTTAGATAACAACGGTTATCTTCGGATATGTAAAGATGGTTATTACAATGATACATATAACAATTATACATACAATGGCACACCGTACCTACTATCGAATGGATACATGGGTAGTATGGTATCATTGTCAGAGGACGTAGGGATACTAGCCTATACATCATCTGGGACTTCTGATAATTATTTTCGTTGTCATGTAGCAAAACGAAACACAGGAAAAATAGAGCAAGCAATGGCATCAAATATTTTTGATACAGAGTTTGCATTAAATACTACAACTGCAGGAACTTTAACTGCAAGACTATGTTTTATGAATTAGAAGGGAGGCGGCAGACATGGTTCTAATAGTGGATAACGGAATACAGATGTTTACAGAAACTTCTGTTGATTCAGCAACTAATCCAGGAGGTGGAAACTGGATAGACGCTACCACTTTTGTAATATTGACTCAAACCGAAGTGGCAGAATACACAGAATGTGTAAAATTAACAGAAGAAGAACTTGACATTTTGGGAATTTCTAGTGGAGTAAATTATTACAAAGGGCACAGCAGACATTACACAAGAGCGTCATGGGATGCGGAACATAACAGATAGTATGATGCAAAGAGAGAGGTTCTATTAATTTAGAATCTTTTTTTATGCAAAAAATAATGAAAGGAATGATTTAGGTGAAAAAGGATTTAATGTGTGCAATTGTAGGAGTGACAGGTGGAGCAATAACAAACATGTTAGGAGGATGGGACAGTGCGATAATAACGATGTTAGTATTTATGGCACTTGACTATTTATCTGGGATAGTTGTTGCAGGAGTTTTTAAAAAAAGTACAAAAACAGATAGTGGTGCGCTTAATTCCAGTGTAGGATGGAAAGGCTTATGCAGAAAGGGAATGATGCTAGCATTTGTGCTTGTTGCAAACAGACTAGATATAGCAATAGGCACAGTATACATTAGGGATGCAGTGGTTATGGCATTTACATGCAACGAGGCAATAAGCATAACAGAAAACTCTGGATTAATGGGAGTGCCAATCCCAAATCAAATTGTTAAGGCGATCGAAGTGCTAAAAAACAAGGAGGAGAGGACTAATGAAAATTAACATCCATGCTGGACATAATGCTCCAGGGAAAAAGGCGTGTGGAGCAGTAGGATACATAGACGAAAGCAAAGAGGCACGTAAAGTAAAAGAACGTGTCAAAAAGATGCTAAAAGCAGCAGGGAATACCGTGCATGACTGTACGGTTGATAATGGAATAAGTCAATTAGATGTGCTTAACAAGATTGTTAAAAAGTGTAATGCAAATAAAGTGGATTTAGATATATCGATCCACTTTAATGCTTGCAAGCAAGACAAAGGAGATGGGAAAACCAAGGGTGTAGAGGTACTGGTTTATAATAAAAAAGGACAAGTTACAAAATATGCAGAGGCAATTGCAAAAGAAGTGGCTAATGCTCTTGGAGTAACAAACAGGGGAGTAAAAGAAGATAAGAGTCTTTACTTCCTGAGAAAGACAAATGCTCCTGCACTTTTAGTAGAAGTATGTTTTGTAGACGATAAGGACGATGTTGAAAAGTACAATACTGATAAGGCAGCAGAAGCAATTGTAAAAGCAATTGCTTCTGTAAAGTAAAGTTGTACCAGTGCAACAACAAGAGCCCTGCAATGTAGACTTAATTCCATATTGCAGGCTCTTTAAGACTGCTTATATTTATTTAAGTATACTTCTCCGAATCTTGTTCTGAAGACACCTTTTTGTAAGATGTCTTGTAAATCAAACACAGCTTCCTGCTGTGTTTTCCAAGCCCTCACAACTTCATCGCTGGTTGTTTGAACTATGAAATATCGTTCTCCTTCAACAAAGTTCGCAACTTTAAATGGTGTTTCAGTAAAGCTATAAGAATGTGAGGATCTTATACTTAATTCTTTCGCTAATCTTTCCATTTTTTTTCTCATCTTAATCACCTTTTCCTTTATCTTATTAAGTGGTTGCAGTGCAGTTGCTTTAGTCGATTGCTAAAGCGGCTGTGATATCTGATAACAGATTTCTTGCAGTATTTTCAACACTTACAGTTTCTAAAAAAATTTTTTTTGTAGAAACATTGTAAGTGTTTTCCTTTACTGTAACTTTATAAACACGGCACAGCTGTTTATAAGTTTTATAATTTACAAACATATTGACTGTTATTACAGTCATATCATTGTAAACCGTAGTATTTTCACTAGTTAAGAAGAATTTAGCTTCTTCGTTTTTGTGAAATCTACGATTTCGCATTTCTATAGTTTTAGCAACACCTTTGTTTATATTTTCAATAATATCTTCTGTAAGCTTTTCTATAGTATTACCCCCTTTCTTGACTTCTGCCCAAGCCATTTTAAGGCAAAGCGAAAAGATGTTTCTTACATCCTGTCTTTTGATTTCCCATGCTCTTTTCATTACTTTACTTAATGTTTCTTTCAT